TTAGCTGCGCTTTGGCGGTTTTACCACCGGCAGCGCATGGTCATAACGGCCTGTCGTTGCTGGTGTCACGTGCCCTGCAGCGTCTTGTTTGTCGCCCCGGTTACCCACTGTATCGGTAATGCCGCGATGCTTTAGGCCATGCAACGAGAAGCGCTCCTGCTTCGAAATGATCCCGTCTTTCATTGCGAGCGTGATGAATCGCTGCCAGGCGCTATCAAGCGATGACTTAGCCATCGGATTACCGGTCTGTTCAACAAGTAGGCGCCGATCCTCAGCCTTGATCGGGACTGCAAAATTTCGACCGTTTTTGGCCCATATGGCTGTTCGTCGTACTACGAGGAAATCCCACGCTTCGATCATCTCTGGATCCCACTCGGTAAGCGTGTCGCGTGATCCCTTGCGTCGTTGAGCATGGATGCCCGTTGGCTGCTTATGTGTGTCGTTGAGTGTGCACACCTCGATGCCGCGTAAGCGCGCGCTATACGCGAGCACCATGACTGGCGCGAGATAGCTCGGGCAGCTGCCTTTTGTATGCGGCGGAAGGGAGCCGCGCTCTCTTGCGAAGGTCAGCACCTTGTCGAACGCGGCCGGCGTTGGCATCCGGTGTTTCTTTGCTTCGCGTGCTTGCCTCACGCCGATGGCTGGGTTCGATCTGCATAGGCCCACGCGCACGCCCCACGCGAGTGTGCGACGTAAATAGCGGTGAAGGTGATTTGCCTTACTCGGCGTCGCTGGAAGCGCGGGTTGGTAACGGTTGGCTGGCCGCCCCATCGCGAAGACTTCCACGAGTCGTTGGACCACGGGGGTGGTGATTCGATCCACCTGCACCGAGCCCAACTTTGATCCGTCTTTGCGGAGATAGCTGGCAATGGAGTCGGCATAACGCCGGTAGTCATCTTGCGTGTCGGTTGCCAGTTCCTTGAACTCCAACGACTCGTGAAAGCGATCGAAGAGATAGCGCAACGTGCCGCGCGTGCCCCTACCTGCACGTTCCTCAACGATTCCATGCAATTCCGATAGACGAGCTCCAGCGTACGCCACGGTTTGCTTTCGTGTGGCCCCGCCTTCGGGATGCGGCTCGACGACGTACCACCGGCCATCCTCCCAATACAGGCCGCGCGGGAGCGCGGCCTGGTCAATGTGTGCCGGTATGAGTGGATTGAATTTGCGCTTGCGGCCTCGTGCCATTACATCAGCTCCTGTTCTGTATCCATCTCGGTGTCGTTGTCTTGCTGCAACCCAAGGGCGGCATTGAGCGCATCTAGCGTTGTCCAGATCCCACCTCGACCGTCGTACTTGTAACGGATGCCCTGATCGTTGGCCCAACGCACCACGGTAGCTGCACGAGGGGAGGGGCCAACTGGCGCGCATAGGCGCCGCAGATCCTCAAATGTCAGTACACCTCCGCTCATGCATCTTGCTCCTTGGTCCACTCCCGCCTGTGCCGCCATTGCTCGCGCATTTCCTCCACGAGCAAGTCAGCCGCGGCGTAGCCGCGCTGGGCCGCGATGCGGAGCCGGAGCTCTCGCACCTTGGCTGCATCCACGTAGCCCTGCCGAAGCCAGTGGCGCGCCTCGCAAGCCCTGCGAAACCCTTCCATATTCGCGCCCTCGATCATCGCTGGCGCGTGCCAGTGAAGCGCAGACCGAGCTGCACGACGTTTGGGGCGCAGTGACGTGGCTGGCGTGGTGCGCGGATCCGATGCGCTCGGCGCCATTCGATCATGGCCAGCTCGTAGCTGGGATGCTTGTGCGTGCGCCCACACACGCACTCGATGAAGTGCCCGCCGCCCGCCTCGGGGCGGCGGGCATCGAGCATATGGCGAGCCAGGTGGCCGTTCTTGCAGGGCGGCAGAGGACTATCGTGGTCGACCTGACGTTGCGTCACGGTACCTCCAGGCGCAGCACGCGCTCGGCGTCCCGGAGATGCTGCACGGTGTCGGAGTCGATCCGGTCCAGCGCCTGGGCAATGGTGTAGTCCATCTCGGCCAGCCAATCGGCACGATTCAGCACCAGAGCGGCGGTCAGCGCCTCCCCGGTGGACAAGGTGCCAGGCTCTCCCATACGCGCGGCAGCGCGGGCAATTTCGATCGTGCGCTGCAGGTTCATGGCTGCGTCCTCCATGCGGCACCGAGCTGGGCGCGGGCTTCTGCGACACGCATGAGACGCAAGCCCCAGCGTACCGACCACGTATGCGCCTGCTGTTCGTCGCAGGTCAGGATCAGCTGCCCGAAAGGTTCCAGCCGATCAGCTCGGAACGTGAACAACAAATCGTCTAGTTCGATGACCTCCTGCAGGCCGAGTTGCTGACACAGCACCTCGGCGTTGAGCGATTTGCAGCTGCCCTGCGGGCCGAGAAGGATGACGGACTCAGCCATGAGCAGCCTCCCGCCGCACAGCCATGCGGGTGCGGCGACGCAGGCGCTGCGGCACCTGTCCAACAGCTAGGCCGGTCTGCGTGAGGCGTGGACGGCGCGAGGCCCACAGCTTGTAGACCAGCGCGCCGCCGGCGGCCGGCGCCAGGATCATCGCCAAAGCGAGCAACTCAACCATGCGCCACCTCCTGCGCGGCCTGGGCCACAGCGGCGGCGGCAGCGGCAGTCGGCCGGCGCGGCAGCATGTTGGCCAGGTCGAAGGGGAAGTCCAGGCCGTCCATGAACTCGGCCAACTCTGTGCTGATCCGGTCTTCCGCCGTTGTCCATAGGCGGGGGCCGTCGATGAGTTTCCAGCCAGTGCCTGTGCCGCGACGCCGCTCCCAGGACTGACGCTCCTGGCGAAGTGGTCCCATGTCCAGGGTGGCAGTGACCACAACCGCACCATGCGTGACGTGCATGGTGATGGTCGCCGAGCAGTCACCCATGCCGCGATCGTAGGCGACGACGGCCGGCGTGCTAGCCTCCGCGCCAGGTCCGGTGCTCAAAACCAACGGACGTGCTGCCGTGGCTGGACGTGTTCCAGTGTGCTGTTGCATATCGACTCTCCTGAGTTGCGTTGGTGGAGGGCCTTGGGGCGGTGTGACAGCACCGCCCGCCGGCCCGCTGTTGCGGGGTTAGATCAGGTCGGCGCCGGATGGCGGGATGCTGGGATCAGGCTCACGCAGACGCTGCGCGCCATTGAGCACATCAAGTAGTTCGTGGCGGATGTACTCGGCCACTGCTGCCGGTCCGTCGTGATTGATGCCTGCCTCGATCGCGACATCATTGGTCAGCGCCGCGAGCAACGCGGCCGCGTGGTACGCGCGCCAGAGGCGGTATTGCTCCTCTTCGTTGATCGAGAAATCGGCGTCCGCCGGCAGCTGTACGTTCCGGTCAGCAGCGTCCATCAAGCCACCTCCAATGTGGGCATGCGATCGATTACCCATTCCTGCAGCGCGGCGGCCTCGGCTTCCGGCATCACAACGTGCAACGAGCCAATGGCCAGGCCAGTGCCGTCATTGACCAGGAACAACTCGGAAGCCTTTTCGATCGCGCTGCAGGCGAACATGACCGGTGGGCGATCATGCAGGCTGTCGGCGTACAGTTCGGCCAGGACGTCGGTCGCCCGGATCTGCAGGAGCAGGTAGACGCCGGGAGCGACGCGCAGCGCTTTATGCAGGTCGCGGCGGCTCACTGGCGCACCTCTGCCAGGTCGGCATTGGTGCTGGAAATGGCGGCCTCGACATCGGCCAACGTCAGCGCCTCGGGCGCCTTGCCCATAGCCTGCAGCTTCGCCTGCAGGGCGAGCCAGGCGGTGTGGTTCCAATCGAGGGTGTCGGCGATCAGGCCGAAGTAATGGGCGATCTGACGCGCGGCATTAGCCGGCGCTTCTTGAGCGTCGTAGGACATGCGGAACTCCGTGCTTTGACAGAAATCCGCCGCCCCGACGCCAATCGGGGTGGCGGACGGTGCGGGTTGGCGTACCGGATACACGGAACCGGCGGGCCTTGCGGCCCCCACGCACCGCCCGCCATAGAACTGGCAGGCACGCGCCCGAGCGTACGCCGGGCGAGAAAAAAGCGCCGAGCATCGATCGATGGGCGCTGTTGCGCCGTGTAAGTACGGGACGCCAATCCCGGTCGCCGATTTTGCGGCGACGCGGTAATGGTTGCTCCGCTCCTGGGCAGATGTCAACGAAAATTTCTCAAAATTTCCCACATGTGCGAGTGCGCTCATTTGGAAAACACCCAGCACTTCACGGTGGTGCCGACGCCGGTCAGATCGTCCTTGAGGACGGCGCTGTTGACCGCCACGTTCGCGCCGATGAACTTGTGCCGGCGCGAGTCGCCGAGCAGCGCACGTAGCACCTTTAGATCGGGCACGGACTGACTGAACTGCGCGGCCCGCGCAGCGAAGTGATTGAGGTTGATCGCAATGCGCTGCGCGTCGCGGCTGTGGTTGACCACAGCTTTGCCGTGTCCGGTGGCTTCGAGGTATTCGTAGACCTCCCAGAACTCGTTGACCATCGCGTGGTCCGCACTAATCGCCTTCTGCCGTTCCAGGGCCATTTCCAACAGCGCGAGCCGTGTCTGCTCGACCATGTCGTCAGGGATGGTGATGACCAGGCGCAGGCAGTCGAACAGCGCCAGCATCTGAGCGTGGTTCTTGATGACGCGTTCCAGGCGCAGATCCTGCTGCGCGCGCAGCTTGGCCTCGAAGACCTTTACGCGTTCGGCGAACAGATCGAGGATGGCGCGTTCCTGGCGGATGGCACGCACAAGGAAATGGCTGACTTCTTCGACCTGCAGCGCGTTGAGGTTGTCGGCCGCGATGCGGCTTTCGGTGGTGACCTGCGGTCGTTTGAAGTGCAGCTTCACGATGCGCGTGAGGATCGCCTCGCTGGCGTCCACCGCGGCGTTCTGGGTGATCACGATCGTGCCGCGAAACGGCGGCTCGTAGGTCTCGTTGCCGCCGTTGCGCACGCCACGGGTTGCCAGGGTGCCGCCGCCGAAAAAGTCTTTCAGCTCATCCCACTCGAACGTCTTGGAGTGCGCTTTGTCAGGCTCGCTGCGGTCGGCCTCCAGCAGGACGACGGGCATGCCGGACACCTGGCCCATGGCGCGCGCACGGCCGGCCTTGGACGACTTGGCCGGGTCGAAGCCCTCGTAGTCCGAGCGGCCCAGCAGCTTCCACAGGAACGTCAGCAGCGTGGTCTTGCCGGCACCGGCCTCACCAGTGGCTTCAAGGAACGGAAAGCTCTTGTGCCCGGCACGGATCTGCTCCGCGAACAACGAGCCAAACCAGAACGTCATGGCGACCATGCCGTGCGTGCCGAAGCACTGCCATAGCCACGGCAGCCAGTCCACACGGAATGCCTCGGCGTCGCGCTGAATCTCCAACCGGATGGACTTCTGCGTGGTCTTCAAGCGCAGCTTGTCGAACTCGAAGTAGTCCTCTTCGTTGGCCGTCACCAGCTCACCGTCGCGCACGGCCATATCGCCGAGCAGATAGGCGCGGTGTTCCTTGCTGTAGCCCACGAAGTCGATGGCGTCGACCTTCTTGATGGCCTCGGTCTGCTCCTCGATCAGGCGGTCCAACTGGTGGCCGGTACCGGTGAACATCGCGCCGGCCGCCAGAGAGATAAGGCGCTTTTTGAATTCGGACGCGCTGGAGACATGGCCACCGGTAAAGGTGCCCTTTACGCTGGGCTCGTCGTGCGGGAAATCGACGCGGAAGTAGTACCAGCTCTCGTCCGTGACCTCCTGCCGCTGGAAGTACAGCGCCTCCGGGTAGCAGTTGGCGATCTTCTGCACCGAACAGGCGGCGCGCTTGATCTTCCTCAGATCCTCGGCAGCAACCTCGTCGCCGTCGTCGGCATCGATGTCGCCCAGCTTCTCCTTGCGCAGCTTGTCGAAGCGCTGCGTGTCGAAATCGAACCAGTACAGGCGGGAGCGATATTCCAGCCAGAAGTCGTTGCGGCCGTCGTGCTCGAACATCAATAGACCTTTGTCCACCGCCGTACGGGCCACGAGCAGGTCGCCCTGGTAGCGAGCTTCCTTGACGTCGTTATCCCATTGCTTGGGATCGTCGGACGCGATCGCGCGCAGATGCAGGTCGTTCCAGTCGGTCTTCTTGCCGTCGCGCTGCAGGATCTGCACGGCCCGCGAGTCGAAGCCCAGCGCCGCTGCGCGCTTGATGTGCTTGTGCGTGTAGGCACGGGCGCCTGGCTCGTTGTCCAGTGCCCACACGAGCGTCGGAAGATCGGCCATGCGTGCCTTCGCCAGCTCGCGCAGCGATTCTTCCGGAAAAGCGTTGGAGGACATGGCCGACACTGCACACACGCCGTGCTGCAGGAGCGCGATCGCATCGAAGATGCCCTCGACGATCCACACCTCGCGCGCCGTCTGCATCGCTGTCAGCGATGCAGGCGCCGCCCACCACACCCCCGCATAGCTCTGGCCTGGCGCAAAGCGCGCCTTCTGCTTGCCAAAGCGATGCGGACGATCAATCAGGCGCTCCCACCAGCCGCCCTTGACCAGCGCAAAGCGCACAGTCGCAGTGCCCGCGCTGATCTTGCGATCGTAGTGGCTGTCCTGGGTGTAGAGGCCCTTCAGCGGTGCCAGGTCAAAGCCACGCGAGAACTGCAGGTATGCATCGGCCGCAGCGTTGGGAGCCGCAGCCGTTGGCTGGAAGCGCTTGGACCAGTCGTCGAACAGGTCGTCGTAGAGATCCTTGACGTGCAGCTCGCGCCCGCACTTGGATTGGCGGCCGCACTTCACCACCCAAGGCTTGAGATGGTTGGTGTAAAGCTCTTTCTTGCCGCACGACGGGCACTTGCCGCCGCGCATGTACTCGGTACCACTACGGTGCTTGAGTCCGTAATCCCGTTCCAGCCGGGACAGCACCTGTTGCCGCAGATCCTCTTGCATCGAACTTCCTTAGACGCCGAGCGAGCGCCGAGGCGCGAGCGGAGCTGTGGCGTTGTCGATCACGACGTAAGCGCCGCCGGCCCGGCGGTGCGCGTCAACGGCAGCAGCGAGCAGTCGTGCTTCTTCGTGCTTGGCGTGCGGTGCTATGCGCTGCGGGACATTGCTGGCCGCATCTACGAATCGCGGCTCCTGTGCGGTGAACCAGCTATTGGCGTGCATCACGAGCCGACCTCAATATTTGCGTGTTGGAGATGGAACAAAGCCGCCGCGGCGTCGGTCAGCGCGACAAGTCGCTCATCGAAGGCGTCAGAGGTGGCAAGGCCTTCGCGCATGAGCGCCGCAACTAGAACTGCGCCGAAGCGCTGACTTGTCTCCGGCGCAGCAGTGCGGCCGATGTAGCCGTGCTCGGTCTTCAACAAGCCGCCGTGGATGAGCGCAACTTCCAGGCAAAGCTTCGCCGTGGGCGGCAATGCCGCCCAATCAATGGTCTTTCGCATTAGGGATGCCTCAGAGGTGAGGGAAGAACTGCTCGCCGCCGACGGGAAGCAAATCCAGCTGGCGGTCGCCTAGCGATTCGCGGTAGGCCTGCAGCGCTTGGGCGCGCTGATACGCCGGTGTTGGTGGAAGCTCGCTGTGTGATGTGGGCACCCCGCTGGGGCTGGCAATCCCAGTCAACTCCGAATGGCCTGTGTAGGTCGCACCACACATCGGGTTCTCGCACACGTAAGAGTCATGCCGGAGGAACTTGTGTGCGAGGACGCTGGTGCGCTTGATGAGACGTGCACTGCACGCTTCGCAGCGAAACACGATTTTTTTCCGACCAAACATGCTCACCCCCTTGAGCTCTTAGCGGTTGGGATTTCTGTGGCACTATTGGGTGGTGCCTTGAGGCCTAGGGCGATCGCCGCCTTGTGAGACTCGCCATATTTGCCTTGAGAACGGCCACGGAGCAGGTCATGCACGATCGACCGATCCACGCCGTTCTGCCTGGCGAATGCCGAGACCGTGATGCCATTTGCTTCGAGCCACTGCCGCGCCTGTTCCGGGCTGCGGGGCGTGAACTGCTGCATTTGACTCTTCCGGGGCATGTGGTGGTTCCGTCTACTTTTGGGAATTTTGTGGACTTAACTTAACATTGTCAAGTAAGGAAATGCCTGTAATGACGGTAGGGAAACGCCTGAAGGAAGAGCGCAAGCGACTTGGCCTGACGCAGGACGAGATGGCTGTGCAACTTGGCCTCACGCGCTACGCGCAACTGAACTTCGAGAAAGACATCAATCTGCCCGGCGGAGCTTATCTACTGGCCGCGCTAGACCGTGGCGTTGATGTCATGTACGTGCTGTCTGGACATCGGGCGCAGTTGGACCCTGCTGATAGGCTCCTGCTGTCTGCGTTCAAAGATGCAGCACCGGCTGCTCGCAACGCTGTGCTTGCGGCATTGGGCTTGGTAAGCGATGCCTCGTCTTCCAATACAGGGGCTGGCCCAGTCCTGTCGTTCGACAACAGCGACGTGGGCCAAGCGGTTTCGACGACAGCGATCGTCGATCAAAGCCACATACAAATCAATGTTGGCGGGCGCAAAAAAAAGAAGTCCTGATCGAGTTACAGATAGGACAGCTGGTCCTCGCAAAAGAGTGCGTTATCGGCAACCAGCGGCAGACGTTTAATGATTGATTTCGCTAAGCAAAGCGGCTGTCATAAAAAAGCCGGCGGAAGGCCGCCGGCTGATCAGCAATCATCCAGTTAGAGAACCTACTGCGCTGCTCTGGGGGCAGATGCGCACTGACGTACTTGTTCGTAGGCCACGGTGGGAATGACCACGTCGAATTGATTGGAGGTCGGGACGAGCGTCGAGGGCTCCGAAGAGCGCAGTAGAAATGCGTCACCGCCTCCCTCTTTTCGGAACCAGCCAGTGTGCATTCCCGGCAGGCTGGTGCCGAACTTGCGTAGGGGGAAGCGAATGGATGTTGCATCCAATGCTTCGTCCAAGCGCAGGGCGCTCAACGGCACGATCACCCTCTCCGTCCCAACGCGCAGTGTAAGGCTGTCGTCACCGACAGTAACTTGAGCGCTACGTGCCTGCCAGATGAAGAATGACGCAGCTCCAATATTGACTAGGAGAACCGCCGCCAAAGCAGCCTTTTTTGATGGAGTTGGCGCTTTGCCGGCATAGAGCATATATGCCACGAGCCCCATGACAAGCACGAACGGACCGAAGATCGCAAGATATGTCTTGCCATCGGCCAAGTGCAGTGGGATATCGCAATTCATGTTTAATTTCTCCTATGCTGCAATCGTGCGCATGCCATATTCATAAACAGCATCGACGATAGTGGGAAATGCGTGTTCCTCATATGAAATCAGGCCCACTTGCTGCATGGCGCGCAGGAACGCCGCCACTTCGTTTCGGATGACCAACTTCGCGTGCTCCGAATACAACGCAGGAGCGCCCAGCATTGCAGCAGCGCGCTGCGCAACGCTGCAACTTTCGCAGATCTCAGGATCTAAGCGACTCATCTGCCCTGTGAACGCTGACATTTCAGCCACTTGATCCATCGGTCTCTGGCCAGTTACCGACACGCTGTTGACAAATGTAATAGCAGTGAACAGGACGGCTACGGCGTGCACACCCACTGCCGCCTCTACCGCTGCCACAGCTAGCGCGAACGCCCCAACAACTGCCTGACCCGGTGCTACACGCACTAACTCGGCAATGTTACCGATCGCGGCCAGGTCAGCCGTCGACGGCGAAGCGTTGCCGGTTGAAACGAACTTCTGGACGATTTCGCCCGTCAGTGGTGAATCTGGGGCCAGCCCCAAGGATTCCTTGATGATCCCAAGGTTCGTAGACAGGACCTTGGCCATCTGTTGGGTAAGCGCATCCGGCTTTGGCCTATCCAGCGCTCCGGAAACATGAAGATAGCTGAGCAGCGATGCATAGTCCTTTTCGTGGACTGCGCTCTGGACTTCTGGTGCTGAAAGCGCAACGAGCAGGGATAGGGTTGGTGCGTCAAGCGCTCGGGCATCGTACCCTACCGTGGACAAAAATTTCTGTGGGTTCGAGTTGAACACCTCGCGCTGCGCCGGGTCTGAGAACATTTGAACAACGGAGGCGGACAAGCGCGACCAGCGGTCCCATCCTTCTGCTGGCATGCCTCCCCGCGACAGCGGAAGCAGCATCTTGGTAACCGTGGCATTGGCGGTGCCACCGGTTAGGCTTGCGGGCTCGCCAAACACCCTTGCTGTGCCTTCGATCGCTGCCGCGCCCACGGGAGCAGCAGCAGCGGCACCGGCTACAAGACTTGACTGAATGAACTTCCGTCGCTTCACCGTCCACACTCCTTTTGTTCGACAAGTTGATCGATAGCTGAGGTGAGCGCGTAGCGGCTCATCACCTCTGGAACGAATTGCTCGTAAGTAGCAGCAATTCGCTCGCGAATCTCGGGGTTCTTGTGCAGCACGGCACAGTCCTGGCAGATATGTACAGAATCGGACAGCAATTCATCAGCGCGCTCATCGCCCATAACCTTGCGCACGATTTCCCCCGGGCCGTCCATGCGCAGCCAGTATTTGAGGAAGTCATCACGCTGTAGTAGATATGTGTCGGAAACACCCTCATGCATTGTTCCCAACTTCATTTCGGGAATGTGCTCCAACGTCAGCCCACAGCACGCCGAGACCTCGCCGTACGGCGTGACGACAATGTTGCTGTGAATCTGTTCGCATGGTGTGGCACGTCGTCCCGTTGTAAGCGCGTGGTCTCGCTCCTCGCCAGTGGCCTTGAACGACATCCAACTATTGGATTGGACAATCACTCCCCTTGATCGGAGGGTCGTCAAGGTTGGGTCTTTCATAAGCGCTGCCAGTTTTGCGCTGTCGGCGGTGTCAGCTTCGACCGTCACCAAAGTAAGTACACCAGCATTAAATGCCGCCTCCACTGCGTTGACGACTGATTCCTGTGGAACCCACTCTTGGTGGTCCTTGCCGGTGCTGATGTTTAACTCGCACAAGCCTGCGCCGGCTAACTTGTCAGCCAAGCGCTTGGCCGTGGTCTTCGTTTTTCCCCAAGAGCCATTGGAGACGATACGCGTGACCAAACCCAGAGAGGTAGCCTCGGCGATGACGGCAATCAGGTCATCTTTGAGCAAGGTCGCTTCGCCGCCCGTGAACACCACGACACGCAGCGACTTAAAGCGATTCTTTACATCGTGAAGTGCCCGAATCATCTCGTCACGACTAAGTCGTCCTTTGACCTTGGGGCTGCTTTCAAAACAGCACTGCGTGCAGGCTGCAGTGCATCGGTACGTGGTGATGAAAGTAAGGGTTTTCGGCAACAACGTTGTGCACAGGTCCATCTGGATTCTCCGTTTTTTTCCCGGTCGGGCTGTCCGCATAGCTCTTTTCATTAGCTGCGCAGGTTCAGTCGATCGACTCCGACACGAAAAGATAATTGACCAGGAGCCCTATTTTCAGCAGATTTTAGAGTTTCTGGTGCGCTGTTCTTATTGCGATCTGCTTGTCATTCTCCTAGTCGCACGACGTCGATGACCAAGGCTAAACGTCCTTCGTCTAGCTGACCATCAGAGAATTCCTACATGTGCTGGGGGATAGGTCGCTGTGAAAGGGAACGGGACCGTAAGAAAATTTATCTGTAGAAGTAGCGATGCTAGTATGGATGCCGCACGTTGATATACACGAAGGTTCAAGGTGTGCTCTCCAACACAAGCGAAGTAGTGAAACCGCTTGAGCCGTTGATGGCGTGGGTGGTCTTTGCAATCAGCCAGCGCTGCCTATCAATCTCCGGCCTGAAGCCGCTCACCGTGACGATATGCTCTGGGAACAGATCCGCTCGCCCGATCGCCAGCGTGTAGTCGAACTTCGCCACGCCACGCTTCACCCGCTCCAGCTCCGCGTGCGCGTGCTGGCGTGCAGTTGCCTCATCGGCATACGACTCGCGCAGGCGCTTGGCGTTGTCGTCTGTGCCAACCAGCACCGACTGCCGCCGCGCCTTGCCCTTGTCCACCCAGTACGCGCGCACGCCGGTGTAGGCATCGCGGTCGGCTACGGAGTAGCGGTGTTGATCGCCATCACGCCGCGTCAGGGTGACAGTCGGCAGCGGTTTGCCGGTCGCCGTGGTGCCGGCGCCGATCGGAGCAAACACCAATGCACCTGCCTTCACTGTGGCGACCGCATCGAAGCGCTGCCCCAGGCGAGTGAGCAGATTCATGTCGCTCTCGTTGGCCTGGTCGAGATGCGGCAACTTGGTGCGCGCCAGTACCTCGGCCACGCGCGGGGTCAGTCCATGCTCGCCGGCGAGCGTGTTGAGCACTGCACCCAGCGTGGTGTTGTGCCAGCTGCGCTCTCGTCGTGTGCGCATGTCGGCAGTCAGATCTGCGCTGCGCGCGCGCACGGTGATGATGTCAGGTGCGCCGCTGTACTCCACCTCGTCCACGATGAAGGTGCCTTTGTCGACCAGGCCGGTGGCTTTCCAGCCCAGTGCAACCGCTAGGCGCACTCCGCGTTTGGGCAGCGCCATCTTGCCGTCGTGGTCGTGGATGCGCAGATCCAGTTGATCGGCTTCGCCGCCACGGCATTCGGTGAGGGTGAGATCGAGCAGACGCGGTGCGATGCGCTCGGTGAGGTCGGTGCCATCCAGCACGACGCGCCACTGCGGAATCGGGTAGTTCATGCGGCGGTCGCCTCCGGCGCAACGTCGTCTGCACGGCGCAGGCTCAGTTGGAACTCGACCCGGCGTGGCGTGCCATCCGGGAAGAACAGCGAGGCCGTCTCATTGACCGACAGCAGCACATACGGCCCGTAGACCAAGCCTGTCCCATCCACCAGCGGCAACGGCTCGCCGGCGGCAGCTAGCGTGCGCAACGTGTCCAGCGAGGTCCGCGTGCCCGTCAGGTCCGGCGCGATCAGACCCGACAGCTCGATGGTCTCATCGCCTGGGCCCAGGAACTGGCTGGCCGCTCGCGCACCGACGCGCTCGCTGGTGGGGTGGCGCCAACTCATTTGCCGCTGCAGCTGCAGATAGGCGGCGCTATCGAGGGCAAACACAAACGTGCCGTAGGACATCATCATCGGGGTGGATCCTCAGTCGTCGCGTAGGCTGGAACGGCGGGTGGCCACTGCGCGCCGTTCGCGCTCTTCGATCTGGCGTGCGACTTCGCGCGCCAGTGCGGTTGAATCCATGCCGGGTGCGGCATGGACGTGGATGACGTAGCTGTTACCGCCTGCAGGCGCGCTGGCGGCGCTGGGCGCGCGGGCAGGGGCCGACAGCGGTGCCCGGCTGTCTATCGCCGCCACGGGCGGTGTGGCCGTCGCCAAGGCCAGGCCGGCGCCCACCGCACGCATCCGGTTGCCAAGTGCCATGACGGCCTGCACAGGGGCGCCCTGGCCGCGCTGCAGGCCCACGGTCAGGCCTTGCATGGTGAAGTCGCCCAACTGGGCGAACACGCGCGAGGGGCTGTGGATGCCCAGCAAGCCCTTGAAGCGGTCGACCACGCCGGTGCCGACGCTGGCGATCGCATTACTGGCGGCGCCGAGCTTGGAGCGGATGCCTTGAACAAGGCCGTTGATCATGTCCGCACCAGCCTGCAGCATCCTGGCCGGCCAGTTGGCCATCTGCAGGTTGATGCCGGCCCACAGCTGCAGCAGCCCCTGGCGGATGCGATCGCCGTTGCCGGTGAACACGCCCACGATCAGCGACCACGTGCCCTGGACGGTTTGCCACACGCCGCCGAGGATCTGCTTGATCACCGGCAGCACGGACGGGAACGGCTGGAGCAAGCCGCTGATCATGTCCGCGCCGGTCTGCAGCATCCTGGCCGGCCAGTCCGCCAACTGCAGGTTGATGCCGGCCCACAGCTGCAGCAGTCCCTGGCGGATGCGATCGCCATTGCCTGTGAACACGCCCACGATCGGCGACCAGGCGCCCTGGACCGTTTGCCATACGTCGCCGAGGATTTGCTTGATCACCGGAAGTACAGAGGCGAATGGCTTGATCAAGCCGCTGGTCATGTCGGCGCCGGCCTGCAGCATCCTGGCTGGCCAGTTGGCCAGCTGCAGGTTGATGCCGTTCCACAGCTGCAGCAGCCCTCGGCGGATGCGATCGCCGTTGCCGGTGAACCCGCCCACGATCAGCGACCAAGCGCCCTGGACCGTTTGCCAGACGCCGCCGAGGATCTGCTTGATCACCGGAAGTACAGAGGCGAACGGCTTGATCAATCCGCTGGTCATGTCGGCGCCGGCCTGCAGCATCCTGGCCGGCCAGTTGGCCAGCTGCAGGTTGATGCCGGCCCACAGCTGCAGCAGCCCCTGGCGGATGCGATCACCGTTACCGGTGAACACGCCTACGATCAGCGACCAGGTGCCCTGGACCGCTTGCCAGACCCCGCCGAGGATCTGCTTGACCACCGGCAGCACGAACACAAAGGCCTGCACCAGCCAGCCGATCGCCTTGACCGCCAGCTGCAGCTGGGTGACCAGCACCGCGCCCAGGATCTGCCCGAACCCGCGACCGGCCTGAGTTGCACCGTGCAACTGCGCGGTCGTGGCCTCGAACGGCATCAGCAGCTGCTTGACCCACGTCCAGGCCTGGCCCATCGCTGCTGCCACGGTGTCCCACACCGGCGCCAGGGGCGCGAGTGCCGCCTGCAGCTCGGCCAGCACCGGTGCGGCCACATCGACGATGCCTTGCCACACCCCGATGGCGAACGCCTTGATCGGCCCCCAGTACTTCCACACCAGCAGCGCCACCGCAGCGACGGCGGCGCCGATTGCCACCACCGGCAGGCTGACCCCGCCGAGCAGCGGCAGCAGCAGGCGCGCGCCATTGGCGAGCATGGGCAGCACGCGGCCGCCGAACGCCAGCCCCTGACGCACCAGCGCACCAAAGCCGCCACCACCCGACAGCAGCGCCACGGCGCTGTGGATCTGCGAAAACGCCATCGCGGCCACCCCACCGGTCACCAGCAAGCCGCCTAGGATCGTGACCAGCGCGGCGCCGGCGATCGCCGTCTTGGCGATCGCACCCACCAGCACCGGATTGGCGCGGATCCACGTCGTGACCTGGCCGACCACCGCAGCCGTGCGCTCGGTCAGTGCCTTGAACTGTGGCAGCAGCGCCTGGCCGATCGATTGCGACACCACCACGGCGGTGTTCTTCAGCAGCTGCAGCGAGTTGGCCGAGGTGGCCACCCGCGATGCGTACTCGGCCGACATCGAGCCGCCATAGCGCTGCGCGTCGGCGACCTTGGCGAAGTTGCCCTGCAGCAGCTCCAGATTGGTCAGCAGTGGCGCGATCGCGCCGATCGACTCGCGGCCAAACAGCTGCGTCATCGTTGCGGCCTGCTCGGCTTTGGGCAGTGCGCGCAACTTCTGCAGCACCGACAGGATTGCCCCGCCTGCGTCCTTCTGCATGACCTTGGCCATGGTCGTGGCCTTGATGCCCAGCTTGTCGAAGGCCTCGCGCTGGCTCTTTGTGGCCGACTCACCCGAGGCCAGGGTGAGCAGCATGTTCTTGATGCCGGTGGCCGAGACTTCCGACTCGATGCCCATACCGGCGACGGTGGCGCCCAACGCTGCCAGTGGCCCGCTCTGCAGGCCGGCGACCTCGCCCAGGGCACCAATGCGGTTCACCACCGCGCTGATCTTGTTGACGCTGGCCGGGCCGGTGTTGCCGAGGTAGTTGATCTTGTCGGCCAACACGACGACCTCGTCCTGGCCCATCCGGAAAGCGGTGCGCCAGGTGGCCATGGTTTGGCCGGCTTCCTCGGCGCTGCTGTCGAAAGCCACGCCCATCTTGGCCGCGTCCTCGGCGAAGCGGACCAACTCCTGGCGCGGGATGGCGGCCTGGCCGGCGGCCGCCACGATCTTGGCAATCTCGGCCGGCAGCATCGGCAAACGCATCGAGAGGTTCTCGACATCGCGGCCCATCTGCAGGAACTGCTGCGGCGTCTTGAAGTCCACGACCTTGCGCACGTCAGCCATGGCCGATTCAAACTCCATCGCATCGCTAATCGGCAGCACCGAGGCGCCCAGTGCGCGCTGGCCGGCGAAGGCCATGCCGGCGCCATAGGCGCTCGCCTGCAGGCCAGCGCTCTGGATCCGGGCGGTGCGACGCTGTGCGGCGTCGATCGCCACCAGCCGCTGCTGCTGGGCGCGCATGGCGGCGCTGGTGCTGTCGATCTCGCTGCGCAAACGGCGCTCATGCGTGACCAGCTCGCGGGTGCTGATTCCGGCCGTCTCCAGACGACCACGCAGGCGCTGCAGGCCGGCTTCCTGCGCGCCGTGTGCGGTCTTGAGTTCGCGTGCGGTACGAACGGCGCGCTCAAACTCGGCATTCATGGCAGCGGTGGGCGTGCCGGTGGCCTTGATCTGTTGGGCAAGCGTGCGCACCGATTGGCGCTGCGCATCGAGCGCGGCCTTGGCGCGCTGTGCCAACGCCACCTGTTCGCGATATGCGCCGATGTCGCGGTGCTGGCTGTTGAGTTGACGCAGCGCGTCGCGCTGATTGCGCAGTGCGGTGGCAACGCCACGGCTGCCATTGAGCACGCGGCGGAACGGGCCGGTGGCGCGGTCGACGGCGGCCAGGATGACCTGCAGGCGCAGATTGTCAGAGGCCGCCATTTAGGCGGCCTCGTTCGTTGGGTGGGGCATCATTCGGCTCCGCTTCGCAGGCGGGCACGCTCGCGCCACGCCGTGAGTTCGTGCAGCGACCAGCCGTCCATTTCAGACGGCGGCCAATGGAAAATGGCCGCGATGTCGGCCATCGCATCCTCTACGCAGTCGGGAAATCCGCTTCCCTCTGGGCCTTCGGCAAGAAAAAAACCTGTACCTCCTGGCCTACCGCCAGCAGGTCGGCCGGATCCATCGCATTGACGTCGGCGGTGGTCAACGTGGGCGAGGAAATGCGCGGCAGCAGTGTTGCAAGCGCGGTGACATCCAGCTGTAGCACGTCGGTGAGCTTGAGGCCGCGCAGTTCGCCTGCGCCGGGCTTGCGCACCTTGAGGTCGGTGATGGTCTGCTCGCCGCGCGCGATGGGCTGGTCGAGGGGAATGGCTGGGGAAAAGGTCGGTGTCATCGGAAGGTCTCAGGGCTGAGGCCTGGCGGCGCCAGGCCGGAAGGGTCAGGCGCCGATGGCACGGCGATGCGGGGCAAGCAGATCCACGCCGTTGACGATCTCGATCATGTTCATCAGATCGATCTCAATCACCGTGGAGCCATTGATCATCAGCTTGTAATAGCTGGCGGAGGTCTTGACGGAGAACTCGGTGTCGTCGCCGGACTTACCGGTACCGGGATCAATCTCTTTGTGACGGCCGCGCACCACAAATTCCACGGCATCCACCGCGCCGCTGTCGTCGCGCTGGTAGGCGCCGGCAAAGCGCAGCTGCACGGCGTTGTGCGTGGTGGCGCCGTACTGATTCAGCACGCTGCGCATCATGCCGCCGCACTTCCATTCGAGCTCGATCTTCTCCTGGCCGAAGTCGATGTCGACCGGGCCGTTCATACCGCCGCCGCGATATTCCTCCATCTTTCGGGACAGCGTGGGCAGCTTCACTTCGACCACCTGGCCGAGATAGCTCTCACCGTTGTTGAACAGGTTGAGCGCTTTGAGTTTCTTGGGCAAAGCCATGGGTTTCTCCGGGAATCTAAGGCGGGTGCGTTACGCGTTGACGCGTTCGGCGAAGTCGGCCAGGTAGCTAGTGGTGATCTTCTGGTACAGCTGCAGGTTCTCCAGCGGGGGCACCGGCGTGTAGTCGTAGTCGATGCGCAGCGCGCCATCGGCGAGCGTGGTAGCACTGTTGACGGTGCCGTCGAACCAGGCGGTGGCATCGATCAGGTAGCCGGATGCCTTCAGGTCGCGGAACTTGGCGTTGATCGTCTCGATGACGTCTTTGACAATCGAGGGATGCATCGGCTTGTCGACGTAGAACGCCACGCCCTCGGCGATGGTGTCGGCCAGCACCTGCGCGGTGCGCGTGGCCGTCTCGAAGGCGAACATGTTGTCCTCCGCGCACGTGCGTGACCCCCAGAAGCGTTGCCCGTTGAAGTTGACCAACGTGGTGATGTCGCCCTCGTTAAGCAAACCAGCATCGGTAGCCGGATCCTGCAGATCCCAATGCACATCCTTGGAGATGCCGGTGACGCCGGCCACAGGCACATTGGATAGGCTCTTATGCCAGCCCTGTTCGGTGTCGATCTTCGCGCGCAGGCCGAGCGCACGTGCAGTGGCATAGGCCGCTGTCGTGGTGCTGGTGGCGGTGTCGAAGGCCAGGAAGTCCGGCCAGATCAACATCAACTCACGATCGCCGAACTGCCCTCGGTAGGTGATGGCATCGGCCACGGTTTCGGCGACCGGCCGCACATAGGCCATTGCCCGCAGCTTCTTGGCGATGGTCGCCAGCGCCTTGGCGACCGGCAGTGTGTCCAGACCAGGCGCCCCCAAGATGCGCGGGCGCACGCCCAGCTGCGCTTGTGCTGCGAGCAGTGCATACAGGCCGGTGTAGCCGCTGGACTCTGCCTTGCCGATGACGTTGGACGAGGTCTTCTCCGCGTCTTCGCCTTCGGCCACGCGCACCACGACTGTTACCGGGTTGGTCTGGTCAGCGATGCCCTGCAGGGTGTCGCGCAAGGTGCCCTTGGTGCCGGCACTGGCGATGGCACCCAGCACGTCGGTGACCAGCACGGCCTTGTTGAGCGGAAAGATCTTCTCGTCCGCATCGGACGCCGTAGCGACCAGGCCGACGATCGCGGTGGAGACAGTGCGGATGACGCGCGTACCTGCGCTGACTTCGATGACGCGAACGCCGTGGTGGTAGGTAGTAGACATAGGTTCCTCGATCAGGAAGAGCGGAAGCGGAGCGGGATGGTCATGCGCGAGCGCGCATTGGCGGGAGCAACGTCGGTGCGTTCGCCATCGATGGTCAGCACGAAGCTGCCAGGCACATCGCCGATGACCAGGTCGACGCGAGTCAGGCGCAGGCGCGGCTCCCAGCGCATCAATGCGGTGGCGGTGGCGCCGTAGAGCAGCGTGCGGGTGGCACCGTTGAACGGCTGGTCGATGAGCTCCGGCAGTAGCGAGCCGAAGTCTCGGCGCTGCTCACGCGTTCCGATGGGCGTGGTGAGGATGCAGGCGATCGATTGGGCCAGGTGCTGCTCGCCCTCGATCACACGGCCGGTGGTGGCATCGACGCCGATCACCGCGGGCCACCGCTGAGCGCGCTGCCGGCGGTCACACCGGTGGTCTTGTGGTTCTTGAGACTGATCCCGCCGCCAATGACATCGGCGGTCGCAGTCGCGGTACCGGTGATGGTGGCATCACCGTTGAGCATCGTCTTGCCGTTGACGGTCAGCGGGCCATTGAGCGTGATACCGCCATCGGCGGTAATGGAGGCGGTGCCGCCGCTGGGTAGCGTGGCCTGCAGCGCATGCGCGTCGGTGTCGTAATGGATCTGCGCGCCATCGGCAAAGCCCAGCACGTGGAGCGTGTCGGATGCTGCAGGCGCTGCGAATTGGTCGGAGTACAAGCCCCGTAGCACTACGCCATCGGCCAGGTCGCCAGCGGGCGACAGCACTACGACTTGTTCGCCGATCGTCGGCGCCGACCAGATGATCGTGCTACCCGCCAGTGTGACCACCCAGGGCAGATAGTCGGTCAGCATCTCCCCGACCTGCACGCGGCATCGCGCGGTGGCGAGATTCACCTCGGCAACGGTGCCGAGGCGAATGGCGTTACTCAATGCGGAGGATGCGTTGCCCATGCAGTCATGGTCGTCGCGCGCGTGCAGGATGACACCGCAGTTGTGCTGTAACTGCGTGATCTACGCGGTGCAGCAGTGCTACAAATTCGCAGGCGGCTCAGGTGCGATGACTTCGCGCTGGGTGAACTGCGCGTCGAAGTAGTACAGCCCATCGTCACGATTGAAGTACATGCCAGGCTCGCACACGGTCTTGTCTTGGAGTGCGCGGAACTCGAAACCGTCAATGGTGAAGGCGCTATCGGAAACGATGATGTTGACCACCACGTCGGTCTCGGCTTGGATCATCGCGTAACGTCCAATCGTCATCTCAGCACCACTCAATAAAAGCGAAGCCGGGGCACCCGGTGGAACCATCCTTGCCAAACGTCGCGGCGGTGGAGCCGTTGGACACGCCGCCCCCACCGCCGCCGCCTGCACCAAAGCCATAGCCTTTACGACTGGCCGATGTCGTTTCGCCAGCACTCCGCCCGCCCGGTCCGCCGCCGCCAAACGCGCAGGAACCACCGGTGCCGGCGGGGCCATAGGGCGAAACCGCGGCGATAGATGCCGAGTCGCCGCCCGCCGGATAGCCATCTCCGCCAGCAGCGCCGCCGACCTGATTGGCGCCCGTCAGCCCGCCGCCGCCGCCCTGGCCTCCGGCCAGGGTGATGAGGTTGCCAATGACCGTTGCGCCCCCCGCACTACCAGCGGCTCCAGATGCACCGTCTGTCCTTGAGCCTGTCCCAGCCGATCCGCCGGCACCGATGACGATGGGATGGCTGACCCCAGGCGTGACCGCAAAACGCACGCGCTGGATGGACTGGCCTGCACCTCCGCCGCCACCGCCGGTCGCGGTGTAGACCCCCGTCCCATTGGACTTCTCGGCGCGCGTTCCGCCGCCGCCGCCGCCACCACCGCCGGCACAGCCGCTGACGTAGATCGCCGTTACTCCTGCCGGAACAACAAAGGTGCCGGACGCCTCAAAGCGCGCACACCCACTGCGGCTATCGATCGCGGCTTTCAATGCGTCCGGTGTGACGGCACGTTGTGGGTCCACGCCTGCAATCGCTTCTGCTCGCGTGGCAAGTTCGACAATGCCTTCCTTCTCGGTGGTCGCGGCCGGGTTGGTGAAGTTGGCGTTGCCGAACGTGACCGAAGACACGGTAACCCCTGAAAACAGGATGTCGGCCGACATCAGCAGGTCCGAGGCGGCCGCCTTCTCCATGATGAGATCGGGCTGGGAGTAGCTACCCAGTAGCGTGCCATTTTCCAGATACAGTCCAAACCCGCGTACCTCGTAGGTCGCCCGGCTGGTGTCGTTGACGGTGACGTGGATGGTGGTGGACGACGTCGTGCCGCCAGAGATACTGGAGAGCGCCAGGTGCTGACTCGGGACGCTCTTCAGGTCTTCCGTTGCAGCGAATGCCGCCGCAGTGAAGCCGATGCTGGCCACCTTGACGGCGTTGGTGCCATTCTTCTCGGCGTTGATCAGCGCCGCGCGACCAGCGGTGGTGAGGACCAGTTGTAGTGCCATGGTTTATCCCTGAGCCGTCATCGACAGACGGCGGTAGTTGATGATGCGAATACCGCTGACCAGCGAAACGTTGCCGGTGGCTTGCAGCCCCTGCACGAAGCCGAATCCCCGCGCCGTCATCGACAGACGGCGGTAGTTGATGATGCGAATACCGCTGACCAGCGAGACGTTGCCGGTGGCTTGCAGCCCCTGCACGAATCCAAAGTGCGAGCGAACGGGTTTGGTGCGCTCGACCTCGGCGATGACCTCATCGACAAATCGAGCGCTTGCAGCTTGCCCATCGGACCCGTTGAGCGTGAGCGTCAGCTCGAAGGTGTGCGGCTGGCCCCGAGGCTGCTGCTGCCACCACTCGCGGATGGTCACTGCCCCCCCGAAAGAGGCGACCACCATGCGGACGCTGTTGGCGGTGCCCTTGCGACGCTGGATTGCCATGGCGCTACGCAGGCGCGAGCGCTTGACCGCATCGCTCCAGTCGGCCTTCCAGTCATCGACAGAGAGCGTCCACGCCAGCCACGGCAGATGGCCGGCCGGGCACGTGTCCGGATTCCACAGGTCCGGGTATGGCAGGGGGATCGCTTCCAGGCGCTCGGTGACGGCGGCCAGGGCGCGCTCCATCGGTGTGGCATTGGGCGGCAGCGGTGAGTTACTCATCGATGCCGGCGTGCACGATGTCGATCGCGGTGCAGTAGGCGGCCTGCGTGCGGCTGATCCGAATGTCGGCTGCAGGCGAGTCCAGCTCGATGCGTTGCACGCCATCGGCGAACAGCTTGGCCTTGATGGCGGATTCCGGAACGTCGCGGCCGATGCGGTGCGCTTCGGCGAGATAGGCCTGAAGGCTGCGCAGTGCTTCGCGCATGACCACCGCTGAGTCAGGCCCGGCATAGGTGTAGATGCGCCCACGAATGGCGTACGGGACGATCTGAGCGCTCTGCACCGCGACTTCGTCTGTCATGGGCCGCACGTCGTCATCGGTGAGCATGGCGGCCACTTGATCGAGCAGTGCCTGCGGCGCGGTGCCATCGCCGGTGCGCGATTGCACGGTGACCAGCACTTGCCCAGGTGCGGGGCTGGTCGCGCTGGCGTCCATGACATCGGCGGCAGCACTGAGCGCGTGATAGATGTACGCGCCTTCTGGGCCGGCAACGCTGAAGCCTTCGGGCGCCAGCTGGATGCGGCGGCGGAAGTCCACGTCGGTCTCAAAGGCCGGCGCGACGCCGGCGTCGGGTTGACCGGGGTCCAGCACCAAGCGAGCGACGCCGAACAGCGCGCCGAGGTGATCGAGGTTGGTACCGGTGGCGAAGGCCAGCATGGTTTGCTGTGCCTTGTCATTAGCACGCTGGCGGATCAGCAGCTCACGGGCGGCAAACAGCTGCAGGAGCTTGTAGACCGGGTCGGCTTCCGTGAGCGCGGAGAACTCCGGCATGAGCCGACGAAACTGTGCGAATGCATCAGCGAAGATCGTCTCGAAGTCCAGAGCTTCGATCAGGTCTGGAGCTTGAAGTTTCGATAGATCGACTGCGGTGAAAGATGCCATTGCTCGGAAAGAAAGAGAGGACCTGATTAGGGTCCCCGGTTCTCGTGATCGAGCCAATTAAATTGCTTTGTAAAGCTGGTTGGTACGCGCGTGAAAAATGTAAATCCATTTTCCAGGCGCGACCTTGAAGCGCCTAGCCATCACGTCTCGCGATCAGTTAACCACGTTGTTAATCTTTGGAATTACAGACATCTGAGAAGGCGGCGCCTAACTATCTGCCGGCTTTGTAAGAATCGCCTTCTGTCGCCTGGTTACCAACTGGCATGAACATCTTCGTCTGGGTCTGCGCGTTTTGAGTCATTGCCGGAGAAAAACCTTGTTGCACCTATACATATCTAACTAGAGCGGCGTCAGCATGTACAGGACGTTCTCGCCCCTGGGTAGCTTGTTCGGACAGACTGCGAAAATTAAAGAGCCCGGTCGCGAAGGCAACCGGGCCTTAATGTTTATATCCGCCTTATAAGTTCTGCCACTCTGTAGTGCTTGGAAGTCTAGCGTTTACCTTGGAGGATCCTTGCCAGGCTAATTTTGCTTTGGCTGACGGTGTGATACGAGGTGAGGCGGAACTAAGGGGTTTTGTAGATGAACTGATCGCTGAGGCAGCGCTCTCAACCTTGAAAACCGATACTGCATCACTCAGCTGGTTAGCCTGCTCCTCCATTGACCGGGCAGCAGCGGTTGCTTCTTCAACCAATGCAGCATTTTGCTGTGTGGCTTCATCCATCTGCGTAACGGTCTGATTAACCTGCTCGATACCTGCAGACTGCTCTTGGGACGCAGCAGAAATCTCACCCATGATGTTGGTGACCCGTTGCACACTTGCCACGATTTCAACCATAGTCTCGCCGGCTTTGTTCACCAGCTGTGAGCCCTCAGTTACGCGCCCCACAGAATCGTCGATGAGGTCCTTGATCTCCTTTGCCGCAATGGTAGCCCTCTGGGCAAGAGTGCGTACTTCAGTTGCAACAACAGCAAAGCCACGGCCCTGCTCCCCAGCTCTAGCAGCTTCGACGGCCGCGTTTAGCGCAAGAATGTTGGTCTGGAATGCGATGCCATCGATAACCGAGTTAATATCTCCAATCTTACGCGAGGCCACCTCGATGCCAGCCATCGTTTCAACTACCTTAGCCACTGTCTGTCTTCCTTCGGAAGCCACTTCGGCCGCACCGATTGACAACTGATTCGCTTGACGCGCGTGCTCTGCGTTTTGACGCACGGTTGATGTCAATTCCTCCATAGAGGCGGCAGTTTCCTCCAGATTGGCTGCCTGCTGTTCGGTGCGCTGGGAAAGATCCTGATTGCCTGCCGCAATTTCTCCAGCCGCAGAGTTGATCGCGGTGACTGACTGCTGAATCCGGCCAACAATGGTCGCAAGCTGACGCGCGGTCATGTTGGCGTCATCACGCAATGTGGCGAAGACACCCAGAAATTCTCCATCCATCCGTGCAGTAAGGTCGCCTTGCGCAATCGCCCCGAGAAGCTCTGACAGCTTACCGAGATTTGTATCGCTGATATGCATCATGGAATTCAGATCTTCGACCATCACTCGGAAATCATGCTGGAAGTGATCCGTATTACCCCGCGCGGCGAAGTCGCCATTTGCCGCAGATTGAGCCAATCGTTTAATTTCCGTATTGATAGCCATCAAGCTAGCTTTAGCTGCGTCCATAGATTCATGCAAGAACGCTCGCGTAGCAGGCAGGCGGCGAGCATCCCGGCGCAGATCTCCTCGCGCATACTCTTCAAGTACTGCCATGGAATCGACAATGGCATCAAGGTGCTCAAACATCATCGTATTAATGCCCCGTGCCAGCTCTCCATAGATCCCTGGAAAGGATTCAGGCATCCGGTAGCTGATGTCTTCGCCGGCGTGCTTGTGAATCATCGTCGCTGTTTGGTCAGAGTACCGCTGCAGCATCGTTACCATGTCGTCGGACGCTCTCAGCATCTGGCCAATCTCATCGCCAGTTGCATCATTGCTCTTTACGCTCAAATCTCCTCGCGCGACGGCAGTAATGGATGCAAGTGCTTGCGATAGCGGCTTCGTCAAGCTCTGCGTGATCATCCATGCCGCCAAGCCTCCAATCAGTAGACTTAAAGCGCCAAATATCCAAATCATCGCGTTGCTACGTTTGTTAGCCTGAGTTGCTTGGGCGGCCGATGTTGCAATATTACGTTTTTGCTCTGCCACGCTCTCGGAGATTGCTTTGTTCCACGCCTGCATCGCAGGTCTTGCTTTGTTTAGAGTGATGGCCACCGCGCCATCGTAATCCCCAGCCTCCAGCCGCTCGCCTATTTGTCGATTGATTGGCATCGCAATGGCACGCAGTTGCTCAATGCGGGTGCGCCGACCACGGGCAGCCGCATCCGGCGCAGGGAACTTCTCATTGTAATTCTTCCAAGTCAGCTCATAGCGCCCAACTAGCGTTTTGATCTGCGCCTGATAGGCTCCTGAACTTGCAGGATCGCGCAGAAGTGTCATTTCTCGACGCGCAACAATCATGTCGTTATTGATGTCCAGTAGCGTGGTGAGTGCCACCATCTTCGCCAAGCCGACATCCACAACGCGGTTAAGTTCTCGGCTCTGCGTTTTATTACCTTCAAGTGCCACGGTGCTAGTCAAAACGATGAGCGCAAGGAGCAGGCCAAAGCCGGTTGCTAGTCGCGCTCCGATACGGAGGCGGCGTGTAAAATTCATTACGAGATCCCAATGCAGGTAGGGGGGGGCATGACCCATAGGCCAAGAACAGTTGGTTCAGAACTCTGCCGACGCGTTATGCCTGGGCATTGATACTAGATCGGCCTACAGGCTCTAATCTTTAGAGCGTGGCGTGAAATTTTGGAGAAGCGTGGCCACAGCCAAGCACCGGAATGGTGAAGACGACAAAGTACGGTCCGGTCAGCGCTTCATGTGGTCACTCGTAGTCACCATTTAACCGCACCTGCCATTCGCGTCAGAATTTCGGCACTTTGAATGTTCGCGTTACCATCAATGATGGCCAACGCACTTCGTTCAGACTGTAATTCGTATGACTTGGCGACCTCATTGACTTAAATGACTCAAGAAGTGCTCGCGCACGATCTGCTGATCGTCAGTTGAAAAACCGAGTAGCACACGCCTCTCGTATCGCGCTTTGGGGCCATTCTTTCGCACACGTTCGGTCGTCCCGTCTTGATGCACGTGCGCAATGCGCGACACACGCCCCACAAACCCCACGCTCACAGCGTTGGGACTGGCGCTGACCTTGAAGAACTTGGCCTGCCGCAACTTGGCGAACATCTTCGCGCGTTTGACGCGCCCGGACTTCTGCCGCAGCTGCTGCTTGCGCGGTGCATAAGGTGAGCCATCGGGCGCTTGCTGCTTGCCGATGCGCTGGCTCTGCGAGCGTCTCAGTTCCGTTCCGATCTTGCGTGCCAGGCTGCGGCGTTCACCGGGCTGCAGGCGGGCCAGCAGCGGAGCGGCCCAGTTCTCCAGCGCGGTCAGCTCATCCATGTGGGATCGATCACCGGCTCGGGCGCATGGGTGATGTCATAGCCGCCGCCGTCTTTCGCGGTCACGATCACGCGTTCGGTCAGCGGCAACTTGATCGACAGATCCACGGCATCGTTGGCGAGGATGTCAGCCTCGAAGGCGATGTCGCCACGGCGCGCCGGATTCGACAGCAGCTCGGACTGATTGACCTGCACCCATTCCAGCAGCGGCAGCATCACGCTGTCCGGGTGGCCGGCGTAGTCGGTCACGATCAGGTTGAGCGTGTATTGGTACTCGAACGACAGCCCCGGCTGGAACGTGCTGACAATGCTGCCGGTGTCGATAAACACCAGCAGCCGGTCGGCATCGCGTGCCAGGTCCGGCAATGCCGCGACCAGATGCGCGCGCAGGCTGGCGGGCTTGATCACGGCGCTGGATCCGGTACGTGCAGGTCGATCCAGTCCTGCAGAGCGCTCAGCTGCGCGGCGGTAGCGTGGCAGCTGGTGTAGTTGTCGGTGACGGTACCGGCAATGCCAGAGAGCGTAATGCCGGCGGCCGGCGCATCAGGATCTCCGGTGGGCGGCCCGGCAGGGTTGCCCGAGGCGGCGGCGTCATGCAGCCGCACAAAGCCAGCAGGGATAGCGCAAGCAGCGTCTGCTTTCTGGGTGACATAGATCGGGATCTCGCGGGTGATGGTGGCGCCGGCTTCGCGCACGATCTGCACGCGGTCGACGTACTGCGTCACGACGGTGGTGGAGCCTTGGGCGCTGTCGCGTTCCGCCTCGGCCTGGCGCTTGGCCTGCAGCGCTGCATCGCGGTCTGTCTGCGCGGCGCTGACGCGCTGCTCTTGCCACACGCAGCCACCGACGAGCACTGCAATCAGCGCCAGCAGGATGATCAGCCGCGTGACCATCAGCTAACACCCAGGATCTGCAGGGCTCGCTTCGTGCGCGTGACGCGATCGCCGTGGCCTTCGGGCAAGCGCTTAGCGCGTGCGTTGCCCAGGTTGATCTTGCGGCCCAGGCCGAGCACATCGCCGGCATCGGCCAGCACGTTGAGGCCGTTGTCGTGCCAGTATGCCGCCGCACCCAGTGCGCTCGGCTCAATCTGCAGCAGCAGATCCGGCTGCTCTTCCACCGGCAAGCCGATCAGCACACCGATGCGGCGGTAGTTGCCCCGGAAGGTGTGCTGCATCGGACCACGGCCCCGGTAGCGGTGACCGTCGCCGCTGGAGGTGTTGCCGTTGCCCAGGCGATCGGCGTACACGAAGTTGGCCAGGCCGACAGGGTTGCGCAAAAACTTGGGCGCATGTGCCGGTGTGATGCGTGCGCCGAAGACTTCCAATAGCCGAGCGCTGGTGGTGTAGGTCAGCCCTTCTTCCATGCGCGACAGGCTCAGGCTTTCGTGACCGACCTGACCGAGCCAGTGCGCGGCGCGGCGCTTGGTGGTGATGCCAAAGCGGTTGGCGGCGGCGAGCAGGGGGCCGTGCCAGCGCTGTGCGCGTTGCGGCGAGCACTGCATGATCGAGGCGAGCTGGGTATCGGTGAACATCAATCGACCTTCAGGATGCGCGCCACATTGCCCTGGGCGCGGTAGGTGAGCACCGCCAGCACGATCAACGTGCCCAGGTGCCAAAGACTGACTTGCGAGCCGGCGCCGGCCAGCAGGATGTGCAGTGCCTGGCCGCCGGTGCTGGCGATCAGCAACCACGCGCACCAGCCCGCGCCGCGTCGATGGCGCGCATCGACCGGCCGGTGGTAGGTAAGCAGGCGGACGCAGATGGCGAGCGAGGCCATCAACGTCAGGACGGTGACCAGGCTATGCACTGGGCGGACCTCCACGACGTAGGAAGGAAAAGTCGAACGACTTGCTCTTTTCGATCAGGCCCAGCGTGACGGTGATCGCGCACGCCGCGCTGGCGAAGGCGGCCACGCCACTGGACTTGATCGGCAACCAGCGCAGGATTTCCGGCGCCAGCTGGTAGCCGGCGATCACGCTTACCGGGAAATAGATCAATCGCGCCAGCAGCGGTTGCTTGGCGGCGGACACTACGAACAGCGCGCCGCCGGCGAAGGCGCCGATCAGCGCATCGCCGTCGATGCCAGGCAGCACGGAGGCAAGGCCCACACCGGTGGCGATCAAAAAGCCGCTCGATACGGAGGTGGGTTCGGTCATCGGATCAGTCCCATAGCTGCACAAGCGGCGTCATCGCCGCTGTGGTGGTGGTTACCTCGGGCAACTCCACCGGCGTGCCGTGCGGGAGCACGGCGCCCAGTTCGGCCAGGCCGGGATTGAGGAGATAGGTACGCTCGACCAGGCCGGCCGTGCTGCCCAGGTGGCGCCAGCACAGCAGGTCGACGGTGTCGCCTTGCATGGCGTGCACGCGCATCAGATGAGCTCCACCGTGCTGCGCGGCAGGTTCTGCAGATCGCGTACCGCCCAGCGCTGGTCGCGGCGTAGCTCGGTAATGCTCGGCGACAAGTCGTCGGCGCGCTGGTTGGCGCTGTCGGTCGCATCGAAGCTGCGATACCGCTCTGCCACCTCGACAGCAGTGGCACACGCAACGGCGCGCAGATACAGCTGTACGCGGCGCGAGAGGCCATCGATAGTGGTGCTGGGCACATCGGTCAACACCGCGTAGCCGGCCGCCTGCTGCGTCTGCGCCCATACCTGCAACTCATCGTTGACCGCCAACATCGCAGCGACGATGGCGTGACGCAGGCGCGCATCGGTGACGGTGCCATCCAGGCGCATGCTCGCGCGCACGGCACCCGGTGCGATCGCCGGCCAGAACGGCGCATTGGCGATCGCATCAGGCGTGGCGCTGGTCATACCGGTGGCAGTGAATCCGCTCATGGATGGCTCGGAAGAGATCGCCGGTGGTCGGGGCGTCACCGCAGCGATTGAGTGCTGTGGATCAGCCCCGAGCCGGCGAGGGTTGCGGGGACGCTCGGTTATGCGTTGGTGCCCGCAGGCTCAACGCTGAACTTCTTCAAGAGGCGCTCGGCGCGCTCCAGATCCTTCTTGCCGCCGCAGGCGCCATGCAGTGCGATGGCGCGCTGCAGATCAGCCACAGCGGCGGCGACGATGGGTTGCGACTGGTCGGCAGGCGCCTCATCGGTGATGCCTGCCAGCGATGCGCGGGCCAGTGCCAGGTGCAGCTTGGCGCGCACCTCATCGGGCATGTCCTGCTCGGCGGTCAGCGCGGCGGTGTCGGCCAGCACGGCCGCATCGAATGCCTGGCCGGTCTTCTGTGCCGACAGCGCCGCCTCGGCAACTTCCTCGGCCAGCACGCAGCCCACCGTCCGGGAGAAGCGATCGGGCATCTGCAGGCCATGCTTGAGCACATAGGCGCCCAGCTCCAGCGCGCCGGCGTAGTCGCCGGCATCGATCCGCCACACCATGCAGGTCATGACGATCTCGTCCTGTGCGCCCTGACCACCGGCCAACACGCCGGCCAGATACGGCACGTAGGTCGGCAGCAGCTGCACCTTGAGCGCAGCCTTGCCCTGGGTGGACTGGATCTGCTTCAACCGCAGGCGATCGCTCTGCAGCTGCGCCATGTGCTGCTCGTAAGCCGTTGCGCCAGCCATCAGCTGGTGCGGTGCGCGCTGGGCGGCTTCCAGCTCGGCGAGCACGCGGCTGTGGTGACGCTTGGCGGGACTGTCGGCCATGATTTAGGCCTCGATCTCGATGTGCTCGACCACGCAACCCAGGCCGTAGTCTTCGACCACATAGGCATCGTTGGAGGACTCGTAGTTCTCGATGCGATCGCGGGCCGGCACTTCCTGGATATAACGGCGACGGCCGCCGGTCTGGTAGTAGATCGACAGGTTCGCAAGCGAAGTGACCATCAACGCGCCGTCCGGCAGGTACGGCACCTCGGCCACCTGCAGGCCGCCGACGCGGCGCTGGCTCAAGATCAGGTCGGTGGCGATCTTCTCGCTGGCCGCCTGGTCCTTGTTGACCATCGGGAAATACTTGTCGTGCATCAGGTCGCGGCCCAGCACCACCACCAGGCTCGGATCCTTGCGGTGCCACGGATCCAGCAAGTTGCTCACCACATCGAACACCAGCGCGTCGAGGTTGCGGTAGTCCGCGCCATCGCCGGCACCGATGACCATCTTGCCGGCCGTCTTGCCGCTCGCCAGCACGCGTTGGGCAGCATTGGTGCGGTACTGCTGCATCCAGCCGATGTTGACGTCTTCCAGTAGTGGGAACGCAGCGCGGTCGGTGTCGGGAGCGGCGTGCGTGCCGTTGAAGCCGATCTGCAGACGGTCCAGCGCCTGACGCTTGACGATGGCATCGCGCAGGCGCGCCTGGAAGTCCGGGAATTTGGCCCAGGCATCGAGCAGCGCATACGGGATGGCGGTGTCGAAGTCGGTCTTCTTGGCGACGTACTCGTTCTTGTCGAGCGCGGCGACGTTGCGCGGGGTGCGGGTCTTGCCGGCGCCGGTGTCGGTGCGGCTGGCGATGCTGCCGGTGACGCCGATGCCCACCTTCTGGCCGGACAATTCGTCCACCGGAATGATGTTGATCTTGGACAGGAACTCGCTGGATTCCTGCATGCGCGTTTCCAGCTTCTGCTGCACGGTCGGATCGACGGCGAATGAGTGGAAGGCGGAGGTGATGCCGTTGAGCTTGGCGATCTGATCGGCGAACTGATTGAACTGCAGGCGGGTGGCGTTTTGCATGGTGGCTCCGAAGGGTGTGGCGCTGCGGCGTATGTGTGGTGTGTGATCAGCAGTCGGTCAGCACGGCCGCGCCGCCGCCGGTGACCACCGGGCGCGCGGGCTGTGCGGGGTCGGGCTGCTGGGACAGCGACTCGCGCAGCTGCGCCAGGTCGTTCGCCAGCTGCTCGTGCTTGGTCTTTTGCTCGGCGTGCTCAGCCTGCAGGCGGTTGAAGCGCTCGTCCTGGCCGCGCACGTGCTCGGCGATTTCTTCGACGCCCTGGCCGAGGTCTGCGAACTGCTCGGCTGTGATGCTGGTGGCATCCTCGCTCTTGAGCGCAGTGCGGATCCGGCTGAGCAGATTGGCGACCGGTCCTTCGCTGACTTCGCTGAATTCCAGCGCGGTTTCTTCGGCGACGGTGAACAGGTTGCCCGGTGACTGCTTACGATCGGCCAGCGGATTGGCGTCGGGGTTTTGGCTAGCGAAGCTGAGCATGGAGGTGCCCAGGCTGGCCGGCGAATCGGTTACGGCCAGGCCGACCAGATACGCCTTGCCGGTGTTGGCGAACTTCTCCTGCACCTCGATGCTGGTGTAGAGCTTCTGCTTGGACTTGTTGATGGTGATCAGGTCGGCGGTCGGCTCGATCTGGGCGAATAGCGCCAGGCGCTTGCTGCCGTCGATCTCCACCTCTTCGGCCTTGACGGCGGTGACATCGCCATACGCACGGAACGGCGAGTCCGGCAGCAAGCTACGCATGTGCTCGATCCAGATGCGGGCGTTGTAGGTCTCGCGGTTGTAGGTGGCGGCCATGTCGTCGATCCAGCTGCGTTGGATCGTGCGGCCATCGGTGGTGGCGCCTTCGACGGCCACGCGGAACCAGTTGGAACGGAACTTCTTGGCCTTGGCCGACATGGGTGTCCTCTGCGCTGGATGCGTTTGCGATGACCCATGGTCAAACGCGACGCACAACGCAGCAACGCAATCACCGTGTAAACAAGGCGATTACGCGTCGTTGAACTGTCGGGATTAAGAGGTGGGCTGCACCCTGGTCGGCATGCAAAGCGTTGCCACCCAGCTCCCGATGGACACCCGCAGACAGGCCAAGTTCCTGTACTGGATGGGATGGCGCGTGACTGAAATTGCGCAGGCCATCGGCGAGAACGAGAAGACTGTACACAGCTGGAAGTCGCGTGACGAGTGGGATCGCGCAGACAATGTTGAGCGCATCGGTGGCGCGCTCGAAGCGCGCCTGGTCGTGCTGATCATGAAGCCGGAAAAGTCCGGCGGCGACTTCAAGGAAATTGATCTGCTGCATCGGCAGTTGGAGCGCCAGGCGCGCATCCAACGCTACCAGGGCGGCGGCAACGAGGCCGACTTGAATCCGGCCGTTGCCAATCGCAACGCTGCGCCGAAGAAGAAACCCAAGCGCAACGACTTCACCGAAGAACAGATCGAGCAGCTGACCACGGCATTCGTCGACGGCTGCTTCGACTATCAACGCGATTGGTACCGCGCCGGCAACGAGCGCACCCGCATCATCCTCAAGTCGCGCCAAATCGGTGCAACGTTTTACTTTGCTCGCGAGGCGCTGATCGATGCGCTCACCACCGGACGCAATCAAATCTTCCTCAGTGCGTCCAAGGCGCAGGCGCATCTGTTTCGCGGCTACATGCAGCAGTTCGTGCGCGAGACGATCGACGAGACGCTGTCCGGCGGCGACAGCATCGTGTTCCCGAACGGCGCCGAGCTGTTCTTCCTGGGCACCAATGCGCGCACCGCCCAGGGCTACCACGGCAATTTCTACTTCGACGAATTCTTCTGGACCTACGGGTTCAACGAATTGAACAAGGTCGCCAGCGGCATGGCGATGCACAAGAAGTGGCGCAAGACTTACTTCAGTACGCCGTCGAGCATGGCCCACGAGGCCTACACGTTCTGGACCGGTGAGCGTCGTAACAAGAGCAAGCCGGCCGCGCAGCGGATCCAGATCGATGTCTCGCATGACGCGCTGGCCGGCGGGCGCCGCTGCCAGGACCGCGCATGGCGGCAGATCGTCAACATCCTCGACGCCCAGCGCCGTGGCTGCGACCTGTTCGACATCGACGAGCTGCGCGAGGAATACAGCCCGGATGCCTTCGCCAACCTGTTGATGTGTGAGTTCGTCGACGACGGCGCCAGCGTCTTCCCGCTGGCGATGCTGCAGCCGTGCATGGTCGACAGTTGGGTCGAGTGGGGCCAGGACTACAAACCGTTCGCCGCGCGCCCCTATGGCGATCGCGCAGTGTGGATCGGCTACGACCCGGCCGAGACCGGCGACACCGCCGGCCTGGTCGTGCTGGCACCACCGCCGCAGCCCGGCGGCAAGTTCCGGCTGCTGGAGCGCATCCAGTTCCGGGGCATGGACTTTGCCAAGCAGGCGGCCGAGATCGAGCGCATCACGCGCCGCTACTGGGTGACCTACATCGGCATCGACACCACTGGTATGGGCAGCGGCGTGGCGCAGCTGGTGAAGCAGTTCTTCCCGAATCTGGTCACCTTCAGCTACTCGCCCGAGGTCAAGACGCGCCTGGTGCTCAAGGCCTTCGATGTGATCCACAACGGACGGCTGGAGTTCGACGCCGGCTGGACCGACGTGGCGCAATCGTTGATGGCCATCCGCAAGACGATGACGGCCAGCGGCCGGCAATCCACCTTCACCGCTGGCCGCTCGGAAGAGACCGGCCACGCGGACCTGGCGTGGGCACTGTTCCACGCGCTACAGAACGAACCGCTGGAAGGGCGCACCGCGCGCAATTCCGGCTTCATGGAGATCTCTTGATGTTGACCGACCAGCTGCCCGCCACCGCGCCTGCAGCGCCAGCAGTGCCCGCACGCAGCGAAGCCTTCACCTTTGGCGACCCGACGCCGGTGCTCGATGGACGCGGTGTGCTGGACTATCTGGAGTGCTGGCAGAACGGGCGTTGGTACGAGCCGCCGGTGGCCCTGGATGGCCTGTCCAAGACCACGCGCAGCAATCCGTTCCTGCAGTCTGGGCTGATCTTCAAGCGCAACATGCTGGCGCGCACCTTCAAGCCGCACCGGCTGCTGACGCGCGAGGCCTTCGAGCAGTTGTCGCTGGACTGGATCACGCTGGGCAATGGCTACCTTGAGCGCCGCCGCAATCGCATGGGCGGTGCGCTGTCGCTCACTGCGCCGTTGTCCAAGTACATGCGGCGCGGCATCACGGAGGGCGAGTACTTCCAAGTGCGCACCTGGCACGACGAGCACGTGTTCGAGCCGGGCAGCGTGTTCCAGCTGCGCGAAGCCGATGTCGATCAGGAACTCTACGGGCTGCCCGAGTGGATGCCGGCGATGCAGTCTGCGCTGCTCAACGAGTCGGCGACGTTGTTCCGCCGCAAGTACTACAACAACGGCTCGCATGCCGGCTTCATCCTCTATCTGACCGACCCCCAGCAGAGCCAGGAAGACGTCGATGCGCTGCGCAATGCCATGAAGGGCGCCAAGGGGCCGGGCAACTTCCGCAACCTGTTCCTGTACTCGCCAGGCGGCAACAAGGATGGCCTGAAGCTGATCCCGGTCAGCGAAGTGGCGGCCAAGGACGAGTTCAGCGGCATCAAGGGCATCACCCGCGACGACATGTTGGCCGCGCTACGGATCCCGCCGCAACTCATGGGCATCGTGCCGCAGAACGCTGGCGGCTTCGGGTCCATCCGTGAGGCCGCTGCCGTCTGGGCCGCCAACGAGCTGGAGCCGCTGCAGGCTCGCATGCTGAAGATCAACGACTGGGTGGGCGATGAGGTGATCGCCTTCACTCCCTACGCGCCGCCAGCGGCCGCGTAATCCTTTCCTACCGCAAGACCACGCAATGCTCAAGAACCTCCGTTGTGGCGAATGCGCCCGCCTGCTGTGCAAGGCTGGCGCCTTCGATGAAATCCAGATCAAGTGCCCGCGTTGCGGCACGCTCAATCACCTGAAGGCCGAGAGCCTCACCTCCGATCGCCGCGAGCGAATCCAAGAAGGCTCTCACCATGAAAAACCAGCTCCTGCAGGGCGACGCCCTGACCATCCTGCCCACGCTCGAAGCGAACTCGTTCGACGCGCTGATCACTGATCCGCCCTATGCGAGCGGCGGCCTGACTGCCGCTGCCCGTGCGCGGTCGCCCTCGACAAAGTATTGCCGGGATGGCGGACATGCCGACTTCGTTGGTGACGAACGCGACCAACGCTCGCACTTGCAATGGATGCACCTTTGGTTGTCCGAATGCGCGCGCGTGCTCAAGGATGGCGCGCCGGTGCTGCTGTTCACCGACTGGCGGCAGCTGCCATTGACCACTGACGCGCTGCAGATCGCCGGATTCACCTGGCGCGGCATCACCGTCTGGGACAAGACCGAAGGCGTGCGGCCGCAGTTGGGCCGGTTCCGGAACCAGGCCGAATACATCGTGTGGGGCAGCAAAGGCAACATGCCGCTGGATCGCCGCGCGCCGGTGTTGCCTGGTGTCATCCGTGAGCCAGTGCGAAAAGCCGACAAGCACCACCTGACCGGCAAGCCGACAGAGTTGATGCGGCAGCTGGTGCGAATCTGCGAGAGCGGCGGCCGGGTCCTCGATCCGTTCGCCGGCAGCGGCACGACGCTGGTCGCTGCGCAGTTGGAGGGCCTGGAGTCGGTAGGGATCGAGATGACCAGCCACTACGCGGCCCTGACCCGCGATCGCTTGGCGCACGCCTGAACCTGCATCCCAAGGCACCCACTACGAGCCGCCCGTCAGGGCGGCTTTTTCATGCGTCGCTTCCAGGGAAGATGTTCGGTTGTGCGTAGAAGCGCCGTTCCATTTCTTCCAACTTTGCAACGCTTTCACGTAGTTGCGGGCTCAGATCATGCGCGCCAGGTGCCGGGGCTGGTCGGCCGACGTGATTCCTGAGCGCAGCTGCCAGCGTTGACGCCTGTATGCCAAGTTTCCCGTACTGCAGTCTTAGCTGTAAGAACCCAGAATCGGGATCTTGTCCAGCTTCGAAAGCGATTAGCTCCTTGGCTTGCCTGTATGCGGTTGGCAACGCGAAAACCCGATCAAGGAGGTCGAACGGCAACGATTTCCAATTGACGTCGAGGGCGCGCATGTCAAGAGCCGGTGCACTGACCGTACTCTCCTGAAACCCTCTTGAGTCAGGGTATCCCACATCAGCCGCCACATCGGCGCAACGGCTCGCGAAGGCGTTGAGTTCACTTGCTACGGTGATAGCCAGGTAGACCAGATCCTCTTCCTTCTGCTTACTCTCCCGTCGCCACGCGACTATCGCTTGGAAGAGTCCACCAATGATCACGCCGATTAAACCGAATGCGCCGGTCAGTAGTTGGGGGTAGAGCTTTGGGTCCATGCGTCACACCAATTCACTTGTCGGTCTATCAGACCTCAGGGTGCTAATGCTACCGGGCGTGGCGCGCGCAATCGTCGCCCCGCCACGCCTGCGGTCTTCATGCATGGCTTTCGCTGCACCCCTGCGGGCCCGCCCAGGCCGCGCTGCAGCTACGGACCAGTGAGCTTCAAGGGGGACCTCTCTTACCTTCAGATCCCTGCGCTCCTGGGGTCTCTGCGGGCAGGGCGCCGATGCGTTTTGTGGCTGGGCCTCCCAGTGCATTTCGGCAAATGACCATCGGAACCAGGTAATCGGTAATCGGTGGCCTGAAACAGGGTCTAAGCGATTGATGCGAATGGGAAATTGAAGATTACCTTTTGGGGTGATTTAAGGTAATCAGCCTCCCATAAAAAAGTTATGTGATTGAAATTTAAGAGTATTTTTTGGGGAATTGATTACCTCCCCAAAAGGTAATCGCATTACCTCCCAATTACCCTTTAATTACCTTTGATAGTGTTGAATAAGTTATTGATAAATATAGGTATTGTGGCGTGTCCTGGCGCAGATTACCTAAATTACCTTGTTCCGATGGTCATCCCAAAAATTTTTCATTAGGGGCCTGTAAGGGGCTCCAGCTACCGCCTCGCGCCAACGCTTGAGCACTCGCGCACTGACCGCCCGTCTCGCGTGACTGGCAACGCCTTCAGGGTGCCGCAGAAGTTAGAACCAGACCGAGCTGCCTGAGTTAGGCCTGCCGGCGCGCGATCAGCACGTGGCGCGCGGAAGATCTGCCAGTGAGGTAGTAAAGCGTCCCGACAAGAGCTCTTTCCGCGAAGCCCATGCTGGAGAGTTCTGCCACCCGCTTGCACCGAGGCCTGCCGTACCCCGCCCGAAGCGTCGATTGATAGCGTCCAAGGCGCTCATCAGCTTCTCGTCGCCGATGCGAGCCGGAGTGAATAGGTCATCCTGCAGGTCTTCAGGCTTGGCTAGATCCATCAGGCACACGCCGGCCTTTTTGTAGGCGAAGCCCTCGCGCATGAAGCCCTGGAAGAGCCGGCGTACAGTCGTGAGCACGATGCGGCTGTCAGAAGTGGCGGAGGCGAGTGGGGCGGTGCGTGATGGGTTGTGCTGCGGTACGCCCGGCTTGAACGAATCTGTTTCGGCAAAGATGCCAATCGCGCTCGACGTCAATCCGCGAGCGCGCAGCTTCTCGGTAGCACGCATGGCGAAGGTGGCCAGCGCCTCTGACATATCTTGCGGGTCGCTTACCCATGTCCCGAACGATCGGCTGACCATGATTTGTTGCCGGTCTGGCTCGACCTCCTCGAGCTCGAGGCAGGCGTGACCCTGCAGCTCGCGCTGCGTGCGCGCCATCACCACTCCGAACTCTGCGAGCAGGTCGTCTGCAGCCGCATCCCGCAGATCCGCTGCCGTATACACACCGCGTGCCTGCAGCCTGGCGCTCCAGCGCCTACCAATGCCCCAGAGGTCGCCAACTGACGTGGCTCGCAGCACGGCATAGAGCTCGCTTGCGCTGAGCGCGGCTAAGTCACAGACACCGGCCAGGCCGGCAGGGTAGCTGCCCGGCTTACGCGCCGCATCTTTGGCGACCCGGTTGGCCAGCTTGGCCAGGGTCTTCGTCGGCGCGATGCCGATACAGTTCGGGATGCCTGTCCATTGGTAGACGCGCTCGCGTAGGTCGACCGCGAGCTGCCGGCGATCGCGGATCCCGGCCAGGTCAAGGAAAGACTCGTCAATTGAGTACACCTCCACACGCGGCGCGGCTTGGCGAAGGATCACGCCGATGCGCGAGGCAATGTCGCCATACAGCCCGAAGTTTGCCGAGCGCAGCGCAAGCCGGCGGCGCACCGCTGTTGGCACCTTGTGGATCGGTTGACCCATGGCCACGCCCAGCGCCTTGGCCTCATCCGATCTTGCGATGGCGCAGCCATCGTTGTTGCTTAGCACGACCAATGGCCTGCCACGCAGCTCGGGCTGAAACACCCGCTCGCAGCTGGCATAGAAGTTGTTGCCGTCGATCAGGGCAAACATTAGCGGCCGGCGCGGCCGTGGAATCTCGTCACCTGGCGGACCACTCCGACCACTGCAAACACCTCGACCTCGGTGCCTGGCGCCAGAACGATCGGAGCACAATGCGGGCTGCGGCTGTGTAGCTCTATGTGGTCAGAAGCGACCTGCAGAATCTTGCAGACCGGCTGATTGCCATCCCAGATGGCCAGCACCATGTCGCCATGAATCGGGCGCACCGAGCGATCCACCACGAGGATGTCGCCGTCGCAGACCCCCGCGAGGATCAT